AGAATATGGAATAAGATCAGTTCCAACACTTCTTATAGTTGAAGATGGAACGATTATGAAAAGAACGACTGGATTAAAAACAAAAGAACAATTAGAGGTGTGGTTAAATGATTAAGAAGTTAGAAACGAAACTCACGGATGAACGCAATCATTTTAAGCCGTTCAACTATCCTTGGGCTTATGATGCGTGGTTAAAACACGAACAATCTCATTGGTTACACACAGAAGTTCCAATGGCTGAAGATGTGAACGATTGGAAAAAGAAATTAACGAATGAAGAAAAACAATTTTTAACACACATTTTTAGATTCTTCACTCAAGGCGATATTGACGTTGCTGGTGGTTATGTTCGTAATTATCTTCCTTATTTTCCTCAACCAGAAATTCGCATGATGTTATCCGGTTTCGCTGCTCGCGAAGCCTTGCACATTGCTGCATATAGTCATTTGATTGAAACTCTTGGTTTGCCAGAGACAACATACAACCAATTCTTGGAATATCAAGAGATGAGAGACAAACATGATTATGTTATGGATATCTCTTCAAAGAACGGAACAATCGAATCAACAGCAACACACATTGCTGTGTTCTCCGCATTCACAGAGGGTATGCAGTTGTTCTCTTCATTCATCATGTTGTTGAATTTCCCAAGACAAGGCAAGATGAAAGGCATGGGTCAAATCGTTACTTGGTCTATCGTTGATGAAACTCAACATGCAGAATCAATGATCAAATTGTTCCGTACATATATAGAAGAAAACAAAGAAGTGTGGAATGATGACTTAAAATCAAAAATCTATACGATTGCTGAGAAGATGGTTCAGCTTGAAGATAAGTTTATTGATTTAGCATTCAGTTTGGGTAATATGGAAGGTTTAAATGCTGCTGATGTTAAAAAATATATCAGATACATTACTGACCGCCGATTGATTAGTCTTGGTCTAAAGGGTATTATGAAAGTAAAGAAGAATCCTTTACCGTGGGTTGAAGAAATGATTAATGCACCAACACATACAAACTTCTTTGAGAACCGTGCAACAGATTATGCAAAAGGTGCTTTACAAGGAAATTGGGGTGATGTATGGGCGAACTAAATTCAAAAATTAGATGGCAACAAGATTTATCTTATGATATAAGAACACAAACGGCTTGGGACGATAAAGATGGTGATCCAAGAATTTCATTTAATGGATGGAAAGAAGTAACTGAAGAGAACCGACAAGTTATTAAAGAAAGATTCCTTAGAGTTAGAGATTACTGCTCAGCTATACTAGAGATAGGCATTAGCAGAAATGGACCAGACTCTTTCACTCAAGTTTTTTTACAAAACAAAAAGAAAGAAACAATTTACATCGGCATTGATATTGATGATAAAAAATATTTGAATAATACCGAAGAAAATATTTACACAATACAAAACAGTAGTTCAAATTATGAAGAGAACATGAAAAGGATCAATGAAATATTTGAACGGTGTGGAACAGAAAGAAAAGAGTTTGATTTCATTTTTATTGATGGTTGGCATAGCATCAATCAATGTTTACATGATTGGGAATTCACTAGTCTATTGGGCAAAAACGGAATTGTTGGGTTACACGATACAGCATATCATCCAGGACCCAAACCATTTGTTAAAGCTTTGAATAGAGATAAATGGATTGTGGAAGAGAATGTTATCAAAACATCAAATGATTGGGGTATTGGTTTTGCTTGGAAAAAAGAGGGTAACATTTGGCAACCAGCAGAACCAGGTTATACATGGGAAATAGGTGCACCTGACGCTGATGTTGTTTCGAGAGCAAGATAAAAAAACAAAATAAGGAACAAAATGTTCGGTATAAAATGGGATACGGCTAAACTGTTTATTGATACAATTCAAGATACAAAAAGTTACTATACCGATGAGATTGTGAAAGACGAAGTTTTAAATAAAGCATGTCACGATTTTATAAAATCACAAACAGAGTTCGCTTATATGTTAAAAAATAATTTTGTTAATATATCAAAATACTATGTGGAAACACAAACAAACTTTTTGTTTCCAAAAAGAGGGGTTAAAGATGAATAAAACAATAACAGCTGAATGTCACAATTGCGAATCTTCTTATGATATAGAATATGTCGAAGAATTAACATCATCAGAATATCCAGAATTTTGTCCATTTTGTGGTGAAGTCATAGAAGAACTTTCTGAATATGACGAAGATGAAGATCCGGACAATCAAGAATGGGATTAAATTGGTCATATAATAATCAAGACTTCACCGAAGATTTGATTAATGATTATTATGGTTTTGTTTATGTAATCACAAACACTGTTACTGGTAAACAGTATATTGGTAAAAAGTTCTTTTACTCCTCAAAAACAAAACAAGTTAAAGGTAAAAAGAAACGATTTAAAGTTTTTAGTGATTGGCAAAGTTACTATGGTTCCAATGAAGAACTTAAAAAAGACGTTGCAACTTACGGTAAAGAAAATTTTAAAAGAGAGATAAAACACCTTTGCAAAACAAAAGGTGAATGTGGTTATCTTGAAGCAAAAGAACAATTTGTCAATGGTGTTTTGGAGAGTGATGTGTATTACAATTCATGGATTATGGTAAGAGTGCGAAAATCACACATCAAAGGATTACAATGTTAAAGTTTTTTGAAACAGTAAAAGATTATGATACATTATGTTTTATACCAGTAGAGGGACAAAATAATTCTCTTAATATAATAGTGAGTCAACACAAAACCGCTGGAGAACCTGTTGGTGGTAGCCCAATGGGTCCAGAATGGCACGTAGTATTATTCAAATCAGAAAATGATGCTGTAGGTGACCTAGATCATTTTGATGCGATACTGACGGATCCTAGAGAGTATGTTTCCTCTTTAATAGAACAAGATTGGTATGGAATGGTTTCCAGAAAAACAACAACCTCCAAAGAATTTGTTGAAAGGGTGTTGACTTCACTGAAAGAATGTGATAAGATTGGTGAAGTGTAATTTTTTTAAGGTTTGTTATGATTCTCGTTGATCTAAATCAGGTATTGTTGGCCGGTCTAATGGCACAAATTGCCAGCCAAAAAGGAGTTAAGTTGGAAGAAAGCTTAATTCGCCATATGATCCTAAACATCATTAGGACTCATGTTAAAAACTTCCGAAACGATTATGATGAAATTGTTCTCTGTTGCGACAACAGGAAATATTGGCGCCGTGAGTTGTTTCCTTTTTACAAAGCTGGCCGCAAGAAAACTAGAGAAAAATCTGATCTAGACTGGCACCTCATCTTTGATATGTTGACGAAATTTAAACAAGAACTGAAGGATTACTTTCCTTACAAAGTTGTTGATGTTGAAGGTGCCGAAGCTGATGATATTATCGGCACACTTGTACCACGACACATTATGCATGAAAATATATTGATCATTTCTAGTGATGGTGATTTTCTGCAACTACAACAGTACAATATGCCATCAAACAAATACACAGTCAAGCAATATAATCCATCACAAAAGAAATTTATTGTTTCCGAGAATCCATTGATGGAACTAAAGGAAAAAATTATTCGTGGTGACAAAGGTGATGGCATTCCTAATATTTTATCACCATCAGATTGTTTCGTTCGTGATTTACGACAAACAACAATTTCCAAGATCAAATTCGAAAAGCTGATGGAAAAAAACTATGGTGACTGGGATAATGAAAATGAAAAAATTGGTTTTTCTCGCAATCAGGCTTTGATTGATTTGAGAAACATACCCGGTGATATTAAAGACAAAATTATAAATACTTATGATGAAATCAAACCGGCACCTAAAAATAAACTACTAGATTATCTAATAGCCAATAAACTTAAAAATTTAATTGATGTAATTGAGGATTTTTGATGAAAACAATGTATGAGATTTTTGATGAATTTGAAAATGCCAAAAGCAAAAAAGAAAGAATGCAAGTAATTGGTAATAACTTGTCACAGACTTTAGTTGACATTCTAAAATTGACTTATCATCCAGATTTTAAATGGAAAATAAAAGAGATTCCAGAAAATTATAAAGTACCAACTGATGTATTGCCAGGCATAACACATGATAGTTTAAATGCACAACTACGAAGAATTTATATCTTTCTAGAAGGCAATCATACAGCAGAAACTCTCTCCGAGAAAAGACGCAACGAACTACTAATTCAAATGTTAGAATCTATTGAACCAAGAGAAGCTGAAGTACTGCTAGGTATTTTTCAAAAAGATTTAGGTGTAAAAGGATTAGATTATAAGTTTGTCAAGGAGGCTTTTCCTGATCTACTACCATGATAACCAAAGAAAAAATAATAGTAACGTCTGGTTATTTTGATCCAATATCTTTAAAAGAAATAGTACACCTACAGAAATGTAAACAGATGGGTGATTGGTTAATTGTGGGTATACATTCCGATATGTTACTTCATATGAAGACGGGTATACTAAACCAAAGTATGGAAACTAGAAAAACAATATTAGAAAGTATAAAATACGTTGATGAAGTTTTTATCTTCAACGATTGTAACGATAATGTATGTAATTTATTAAAAGTGGTGAAGGTATGTTACCCCCGCACAAACATCACTTATGTTTCTGAGTTTGATATGTCAGATAGACCAGAAACAAAAATTGGGGGCATTAATTTTGAAGTTTTAAGTAAGGAGTAACTAAGTGCCGAAAAATGTTGAAAGGTTTCGTAGGAATAGAGACTACAACGAAGATGAATATGAATTCTTCTATGAAAAAAAGAAGACGACAAAAAAACCATCGAGAAAAGCATTTTATAATGAAGATTATTATGATAATGAATATCAAAAGTCTTCCAGAAAACGATATAGACGACAAGATTAATATAAATCAATGTTGTTGTTAGGACGCAACAACCATCTTGACATTAAATCCAATTCTGTTATACTTATAGCATTGGAGATTATTATGATGATTTATACACGAATACAAAAATCGAAGGTCAAAAAACGGCCTAAAGCTGAACGCGAGCA